ATAAAACTTCCAAATTCAATAAATTAGAATTATCAAAGTTCGGTATTGGTGGTTATTTCATGATTATAGAGTCCTCGCACACATTTGCTGAAGGTTTGGCTGAATCAAAAATCAAAGCTAAATGGGTTGCAGGCTTAGAGTCTACAGCAACCCCAGCCGGCAAAGGCAGCACAAAGATTGGTTTTGCAGGACCAAGAAAAACAAAATGCTCAGTAAAAACACCAATCCCTGATGTTCAAGTGTCGATCCCCGGCGCCGAAAGCATACCTCCTGATACAGTCGAAAAAGGACCAAACTAAGTGAACTAAGAATATGTCAACATTATTTAAAGAAAATAACAAAGAAAATACAAAATTATTGTATGCTAAAAAAATATTATATGATGTAATAATTGATGAAAGTGAATATGAAAACTTAATTGATTTTTATTTTGCTGAACGGTATTTGTATGGTAGAGTTGATAGTTTGTACTTACCAATTGTGGTTGATACTGACAGAGTTCCACTAGCTACTATCAGCACTACAAACACAGAGCAGACAGGGTTACAAGCCCTTTCCTTTGTAGTTGCTGCTTTCAATGACTTAAACCAACAATTTAGCAAAAAGCAACTATCTGGACAAATAGACACAACTGATCCTTATCTGAGTGTTCTTGAGGCTAAAAAAGGATATCAAGATCCGCAATTTTTATACAATGAATACATCAATAAAATTGTTGAAGTAGCTGCAAATTCAGTAAAAGAACAAAACATTAAAATTTCTAATTTTAATCAATTTGCATCATTTTTTGATTCCTTTGTGTCAAAGATGATCGGAGAGATGCCGTTAACATTTTCAGGTTTCGTTAAAAGCAAATATTGTCCCATGAATGTCTCAGGATTAGTTATAGACATATCGGATCAAAGTTTTGCTAATGATGATGAAAAGATCAAGAACTTTAAAGAAAGTAAAAACTGGAATTTTTACCTAAATGCATGCAGAAGTTTTGGTTTTTATGTTGACAAATCAAATCCATTTAGATTAATAGCTAATATTGGCTCTGAAGAGATGTTAACTTATGCAAGGAACACATCTGGTTGTTTATTTACGAGTACAATTGATATTTTATCGAGTGCTTATAAGCCAACTTATTTAAATGAACTTCAAATATTTAGAACATTGATGTTTAACTTATATCAATTAGTTAAAAAACCCTACATTGTATATGAAATGTGCAATCAAACTAAAACTGGCACTACAATACAAAAGACTGTATTTCCAGAAGAATTAACAGTGCAACAATTTAACAAAAAATATAGTAATCAATACTTTTTGAAAAAATATATGTCAATAAGGATTAAAGAATCAAAAGTTAAGCTCGAAACTTACGAACAGAAGAAAATTATCAACGATACATTGTCTATTTTAAGAACAAAAAATGATATAGCTGCCGTTAGCTCTTTCGAAAAAGTGATTGCTGAAACATTTAATTACAGTGGCTCCTTGACAGACTTGCTAAACAATGGTATCTTAAGTAATAGCGAGGGATAGAGTGTATTTCCAGTCTTTGGATGACAAAACAGAGTGTGTAGGAGTTTATTGTGGTGGTAAATTGCACTTTGATAATATTCCAGATGGCTTAACTAGGACATGGAGATATACGGGCTCAATTAGAGATGACAAAATAGAATATGCTTGGCTTTATGCGAGTGGCAAAAACCTTGTTCAAGCATGCCCTCCTGAATACGAAAAAGAGCTAAAAACATGCATAAAAAAGATGGAGGCATTTTATAAATCATTCAAGATTGCCAAAATCAACATGAGAGAGCACTGTATTTTTGATTTAATACCCGAAGATGCACTAATGGATTTCTGTGAGGTAAAAAATAAGGTCACAGAGTACATTTTTGCTACTTGCAAAAAGCCAGACAATTACGATTTTTTAAATATGTCGTATAAGCTGCTTCATAAGATTAGAGAACAAGAACTGAACATTGATTCTTCTGATTGTAGAAGTCTATTCACATCAACCAATAATAGACTTGGGCTGCAAAAAATTATGGCCGGTAATAAGTTTATTGATTACAACCTCTTTGGTACCGTTACAGGCCGTCTAGCGACTTACCCAGCATCATTCCCTATGTTAACGATGAAGAAGGATTTTAGGAGGATTATAAAGCCTCATAATGATTGGTTTCTTTCGCTTGATTACAATGGTGCTGAAGTCCGAACAGTCTTGTCACTTTTGGGACATTCACAGCCAAATGAGGATATTCATGCATGGAATATGGCAAATATTTTTAACACTAGTCAATATTCAGATACTGGCATGAATTTAGATCGAGACACTGCCAAGTCTTTGTTTTTCGGGTGGCTTTATAATCCAGAATCAGAAGTAATAAAATCAGATCTGTACGATAGAGATAATATTATCGACAAATATTACATTGATGGATTTGTTAATACAATATTCGGTCGTGAAATCGAGGTTGACAGAAGAAGAGCACTAAGCTATATTGTACAGAGTACAACATCTGATCTTGTTATAGAACGGGCCGTTGAAATAGATAAATTCTTAAAAGATAAGAAAAGTTTTGTTTCACACATCGTCCATGATGAAATTGCAATTGATTTGTCAGATGAGGATAGAGATTTGGTTCCAGTAATTAAAGATATTTTTTCAAATAACAAATTGGACAATTTTATGGTAAACTTAAGTGCTGGAAAAAATTATCTTGATTTAGAAGAGTTGAAATTATGATCTCAATTGTTGGTATAGGTAATGCATCGTCAGCGATTGCATCCAAGTTTGCTGATATACCTCAGTATGATGTTTACATTCTTAATAGCAAAATTAAGAAGAATAGTAAGAAAAAGTTTAAATTAAAAACATATGAAAATCCAGAAGATTATGAGTCAAACATACCTGATTTAAGTCGTTTTTTTGCTGATTTAAAAAATCGTGTGCAGGTATTTATTGCCGGAGCATCTTTAAGCTCTATTTACAGTCTTGGAATTCTTGAGCAAATTAAAGATAAAGAAATAGATATATTTTATATTAAGCCTGATACTGAATTATTAACTGGAATTCCAAAAATGGTTGAAAACACTGTATTTGGTGTTTTGCAAGAATATGCACGATCGGGGAACTTTCGATCTTTTACTATTTTTTCTAATGAAAGCATTGAAAAAATTCATTCTTCTATTAATCTTAAAACTTATTACGACACTTTAAACGATACGATTTACTCTTCAGTTCATTACTTAAATTACTTTGAGCATACAGAACCACATGTAGGAAATATGTCGAAGCCTAGCGATATCAGTAGGATTAGAACCGTTGGTATGCTTGACATGAAAAAACTAACAGAAATGTGGCTTTTTGACCTTGAAATGCAACGAGAACTATGCTATTATATGTGTATAAATTCTGAAAGGCTTGAGGGGGAAGCCGGTCTTCATAAAAAACTTGTGGATATCTTAAAAAGCAAGCCTAGGAATGCTTTTCGTAAGATATCATATTCAATTTATGAAACAGAATTACCAGACTTTGGGTTTGTCGTGGCCCATACAAATGCGACACAAACAAATAAAAATACTCTTGACAAGCTAGAGCAAGAGTGATACATTAGATATCAAGGAAAGCTTGATATACTTTAAAAAAACAATAGGAGAAAACTAATGTCAATCAATATGGAACTAATGAGGAAGAAACTTGCTTCTCTTCGTGGAGACGGAAAAAGCAATGCAGATTCTATTTTCTTTAAACCAGAGGAGGGGGATCAAGACATTCGAATTGTGCCAACAAGTGACGGAGACCCGTTAAAGGAAATGTATTTTCACTACAATGTTGGCGAACACAAGGGCGGAATTTTGTGCCCTAAACGGAACTTTGGAGAACGATGTCCTGTTTGCGATTTCGCCTCTGCAGTTTGGAAGGATGCATCTGAAACAAATGACGATGAAGCTAAAAAGTTAGCTAAGTCACTATTTGTTCGTGCACGATACTTCTCGCCGGTCGTTCTCCGCGGCCGCGAATCAGAAGGAATTAAGGTTTACGGTTACGGCAAGAAAGCATACGAATTGCTTCTTGGATATATTCTTGACCCAGAATACGGAGATATTACTGATACAGCAGAGGGCACTGATATCACTCTAACATACACTAAGCCTACAACACCCGGTGCTTACCCACAGACTAGCATGAAGATGCGACGAAATACATCTTCTCTGCTTGAAGATACGGAAGCGATCCCTGCCCTCCTCGATCGCATGCCTGACTTCGGAAGTCTATTTGAGAGAAAGACACCCGAAGAAATCGACACGATTCTCGATGAACAACTAGTAAACCCATCATCTGCAGAGTCCATGTCTAGCGAGACTACGGCGTATGGAGAAAGTAGCTCTTCTAGTGATGTCGATAAAGCTTTTGACGAACTTATGAGTAGTAAGTAAATAGTTTAGTGTGTGGGAAACCGCTGGCAGACCGGTCAAAGTCTGCTGCTTTTATTCCAAGGAGGTTGTATGATGGCTAGAAAAAAAGCCAGCAAAGCAGGTCGTGTAGATATGCAGGATCTAATGAAGATTGTAAATAAAAAAGCAGGACAGAATGTGGCACACAATCTGACGGGTGATAACCCAACTGCTGTGAAAGAGTGGATTCCAACTGGATCCCGATGGCTTGACTCTATCATTGCCAAGGGACAGGTGGCTGGAATCCCGGTTGGTAAGATTACCGAGATTGCAGGATTAGAAGCAACTGGTAAATCTTATATGGCAACACAGATTGCCGCAAATGCCCAGAAAGCGGGCAAGATGGTCGTTTATTTTGACTCTGAGTCAGCTATTGATCCAATGTTTTTGGAACGAGCAGGCTGCGATTTAGACCGTCTTATGTATGTGCAAGCATCCTCTGTGGAGTTTGTGCTTGAGACTATTGAAGAATTATTGGGTGCGACTGATGAACAACTAGTATTTATCTGGGATTCATTAGCTTTCACACCATCAATCTCTGATGTTGAGGGCGATTTCAATCCTCAATCATCAATGGCTGTCAAAGCCCGCATTCTCGCGAAGGGAATGTCAAAGCTTGTTATTCCAATTGCAGATAAACGAGCAACATTTATTGTCCTCAATCAGTTGAAGACAAATATTCCACAGGGCCCCATGGCCCGACAAATAGCAATGAC